ACCTACACCTGTTGAATCACAAGGACCAAATGAATATCCATTACCATTAGTCGGAATAGGATTACTTACAGGACCAACACACATTTCAGATGGGTTATCTAATGGAGAATTTTGTTCAACATTATAACCTCTTTTTATTGTTATTGTACTTGCAGAAGTTGCCCAAGACAAAACATTACTACCCTCAGCTGCAACTAACCACCTTTGATTAGTACCATCACTAATTCTTATAGTTAATGTAGCTGTTGTTTGAAAACAAATCTCATATACATTGTAATTAGTAGTTAAAGTAAAGTCACTTTTAGTAATTTTTTCTTTATATCTAGCAGAAAAATTTAAATCTAATTGACCATTCAAACCACTTTGTAAAGAACCAGCATAAAATTCGGTACTCATATCTTGACCAGAACCTACACTAACTGCTGAAAATCCACCTTTAAAATTTGCTTTTACTCTTTCATAGCTAGGCTCAAAATATAAATTAGAGCCACCCAATATAGCGTGATTGTTTTGGTCTATTGTAAGTAAGGTGTTTAAGGTTATTGGGTTTGATGGATTACTAATCAAACCTGAGTTATATTCAAAACATCTTAAATCACCTGTTGTATTATTTGCTAAACTATTAGGTTGTATAAAATTATAATGTCCTTCTGCTAAATAACCAACTGTGTTAAAAGATTTTAAAACACCATTGAATACATCAAATGGTTTGTATTTATAAGGTTGTTGGTCTTCTTGAATGTCACCGTCTTCTCCAAAGGTTGTTGGTTTACTAACAAATCCTTTAGCAGCATAATATAATACAGCTGGGTCTGCTTGTTCGTAAGTGTGTACTGATGACCACCAATCTAAACTTGTTCTACACCAATTAAATCCTTGTGGCACAGGAGAACTGTTACCATAAGAAAGATTATTTAAACTCATATCTTGAATTAGAGTAAAGAATATATCTCTAATTCTATGTGGTGCATTTTTTTCTGCTTCACCACTAAAAAATTCTTCTTTTTTCTTACCCCATAGACCATAAGAGTCAGTAGCTGTTATTTGAAATTCATAAGGATAAGGATGATTTTCTATAACATCAAATGCAGGTTGAACCCAACCAAACCACCAAAGATTTGTATTAGTAACAGCACCTCTATAAATTCTAATAAAGTAAGTTTCGTAACCTTCATTAAAAGTATTGTATAAAAAGTTTTCATCTGCAGCATTCTCTACAACATAATTTATTTTACAATCAGAACCTAAAAATTGTCTATCTCTTGTACCACCTCGACCATTCCAAGTAATTTGCAAACCTTCACCAAAAGTTTTAAATTCACTTGCTGGTGTAAAATACTTTGTTATAATTACACTTTTTATATCACCATCAAATTGGGATGTTGGTACAATTTCTAATAAACCACTACTACCACTTGCAACAATTTCAGTAAACACACCATTACCAGACCTTACTAAACCATTACTACCACCTAATCTAACCCTAACAGTACCAGTTGTTCTATTATCTATTGTTAAAACAACATTATAAAAAACACCACTATCTATAATATTTTGATCCACAAACCAAAATAAAGGTGCATTGTTACCTGCTGTATGTCTTGCACCACCTGTACCATCAGTACCTGCATCCCAAGCCCAAGTACCTGATGATTGTGACCAACCTGCTAAACTACTTGTAAAACTATTTGATGCTGTGGATTGTGGGTATTTACTAGCACTACCATCAGATTCAACATCAGCATTGTCTTTTTTCCAAATTTCAATATTCCAATTAGAACCTTTTTCTCCAATAAATTCACTAAACCTTACTTTACCAAACTTTAAAGCCATAATTTATCTTCTAACTTTTCTTCTATTTGCTCTATCAAATACTATCAACAAATCATCACCTGTTATTTTAACATCAGGTATTACTGTACCACCACCTAAAGCGTGATTAGGTATTATAGTGCCGGATGATCCAGGTACAAATAATTCTGGTCCTCTTTCTCCAACCAAAGACATTTTACCAACAGGTGGTCGTCCACCATCAGCAAACATACCACCTAATAATCCTTTAAAACTTTGGTCTGCACCAAACATTTTAGTACCTGCTGCTGTTGAACCTAAACCTGTTGCACTAAGTAATACTGATAAAATAGCTGCCTTTATTATCATAGCTAATATTTGTTTAGCTAGATCTTTGAATATAGCACCTAATCCTTGTAATAAGTTTTCACCACTTAGAATCACATCAGCAAATGATGTAGCAAAATTATCTGCCATTGAAACTGCTAATTCATTAACAGAGTTTTTAAATCTTATTGTTGCATCTTCAGCTGCTTGTAAATCTGCCAAATATTGTTCATATTCTTCGCTAAAATCAAATGGTGATTTTACAAAAGATTCTTTTTCTATTTCTTCTTCAGTTTCTGGTGTAGTGCTTCCACCAACATTAGCATCAAAACTAAATATGTTTTTTAAACCATCACCAACCTTATTTTTAAAATCACCATACTTTTTACTAAACTTATCAACACTACTACTTAGTGATGTAAACTTAGTTAATTCTTTATCAGGTATTAATTCAAGTTCTTTCTTTGGTTTAAAATCTTCAAATATTGTTACACCAAACTTTTTAGCTGTTTTTTTAAGAAACTGAACTGTATTATTAAACATTCTTATAAAAAAGTTTCCAACTGAACGAGCTATATTTACAAATCTTTCAGTAATTGCTTTTGCATTGTCACTCAATGCTGTAAATAATATACCAAGTACAAGTATTAATTTGTCTATTATAACAATAACAGCTGCTGCTATTAAAACAAATTTTGCGAAAGCAAGTAAGAAAGGACCAACAATAACTAATCCTGCTGCAAAAGCACCACCTAAACCACCTATAATTAAAATTAGTGGTCCAAGTACAGCTAAGAATGTACCAACTGCTAGTATTAAATTTTGTGTTCCTTGTTCAAGTTGTCCAAACTTACCAGCTAAATCAGTTACAAATTTAATTATTGGCATTATAGCATCTGAAATTAGAGCTCCTAATTCTAGTTTTAGACCTTCTATAGCAGATTGCATTTTCTTTACTTTAGCGAAGGTTGTATTACCCATCGCATCAGCCATTTCATCTAACCTAGTAGTGTTTGTCTTAAATTCAGTAGTTAAATCTTTTACTGCATCTCTATTCTTAGCTAATATTAATAACTGCTTACTAAAGTTTCTACCAACAAGATCTGTTGCTCTTTCTAATGTTAATTCGCCTTGTGATAAAAAGTCTAAGGTACTTGATAAAGAAATACCATTTTCTTTTAATCTAATAAACAAACCATTAAGACCTGTACCTGCTTTACTTGCTTTGATACCATTATCCATCAAAACACCCATCATAGCAGATAATTCTTCTATATCTACACCTACTGAACTTGCAGAAGCACCAGCGTTTGCAAAAGCAGTTGCAAAAGTGCTAAGTTGCATTGATGAATTTGCAGCTGCACTAGCTAATGTATTCGCTACACTAGAAGCATCTTTTGATTGTAATCCAAAAGCATTTAAAGAAGATGATACTGTGTTTGCTGCTAAAGATAAATCTTCTCCTGTTGCTAAAGCTAGGTCAAGAATTGAACCTTCCATATTTTTTATGGCAGTAGGATCAAAACCTTTACGACCTAAAATTAATTGTAAGTCTGCTACTTGTGCGGCTGTGAATTGTGTGGTTGCACCTAATCTTTTTGCTTCTGATGTGAGCATTGAAAACTCAGATGCAGTAGCGTTTGTAACTGTCTTTACTTTCATCATCTCATTCTCAAAATTAGAGAATGTGTCGAAAGCAGATTTACCTAGTGCAACTAATGGTGCTGTAAGACCAAAAGTAAGTGCCGAACCTACCCTTGCTGAATTAGATGCAAATCTTGTGATTGATTTATTTGCCTTACCTAAACTAGCTTCTAATCCTTTAATATTAGCAGCTACAATTATAGATATAGTTTTTACTCCACCCATTATTCTTTATTTAATCTTTTTTTATCGTATTTATCTATCACAGATTGTATGTGTTCTTTAGATACGACTTTACCTTTAGGTTTTCTTTTGTCGTCCCAGGGGAAAGGCAAAACTTCTTTTGCTTTTAATCTTTTCTTAGAGTGTGGTGATAAGGTAGTGTGTGCAATAATTCTTGTTTGTTCCCAACTATCTTGAATTAATTGTTCTTGATATAAATTAAAGCCTATTAGTATGTTATTAAAGATTCGTGGGGTTGAGTCATAAAGTTCATCATAACTCATCCCCATTCTTCCTAAGCCAATTTGTTCAAGTTTATCCCAATTAATTTCACCAGACTCCTCATCAACTTCTTCCCCCTCTACTACTTTCCCTCACTTTGAGGTTGGTCTAATTGGAACGCTTCAAAGATTTCAGTCATCTTATTGAAATCTTCGTTATCTAACCAATTTTCAACATCACTTACTTTAAACTTAAATGGCTCACCAATTTTCTTAGCACCATATTTTAAGCCATAGTAAGCAATAATTCCAATGTGGTCGATTTCAGTTCCTAGTTGATTCATCTCACTTAACTTTAACTTACAATCATTACATATCTCTTTTAAAGCTAAGTAACTAAATCTAATTGGTCTTTTTTGACCACCTAATTCTACCTTTTTCATTTTCTTGTTTTTAATTTATAAAAATTTATGGTCTAACTTTTTTCAAAGAAACCGATGATAATTTATAGTTTATTGTACTAACACCTGTAATTCTAAATTCACTAAAATCATTTGTATATCTAACAGTATGTGTCCCAACAGCACTTGGAATACCTAAATCAGATCCTGTTTGAACTATTAATAGATTACCTTGTGTGAAATCTGAAACAGTATAAGTTAATTGATATTCAACACCTGTTAATAATGTTACACCTTGACCTTTTAAATAATTAGCCCCACTTATTGTTCCATTGAAAACAGCCTTACCTGCTGTTGTGTCAATACTAATAACACTACCAACTAAATCCCAACCTGTTGTATCATAAAATTGCGTATTAGGTAACAACTCATTACTCAATCCATTTTTAAATAATTGAGAAGTACCTGTAAGAGTACAAGAATATGTAGCATTTTCCTCAACACCTGCTTCAATAGATATACTTGATACAGCTACATCTCCTTGATAACAATTTATATCTTCAGGATCTTGATAACTTGTAAATCCATTATTAGGTATATAGTTTTGTTCAACTTGCATTGATGATATTAAAATTTTACTAGCACTTGTAATACTATTATTAATACCTGGAAAAAATTTAAGCTCAAATGTTCCTGTGCTAGTAAATGTTGGTGTTCCATATCTAATATATAATCTAGTCCACTCTGAAGTACTTAAGCCTGTTATATCCATTTGATTACCACCAAATTGACTTGTTACAGTTCCTTGACCTTCAATTATAGATAAAGTTGTAATACCATCACCTGTAATACTAAAACCTGTGCTTCCACCACTAATTCCTTTCACATAAAAAGTAATGTGGTTATAGAAACCTTGCATAACAGTATTGGGTACTATAAATTTAAAGTTTCTATTTGAAGCGTCTGGTGAAGATATCCTACTTGCACTAAAACCACCAAAAGGATCAGCAAAATTAATATTCATAGTAGCTATAGGAGAGCCATTTGCCCAATATTGATATTCAGCACCTATTTGACTATTTTGTAATATATTTCTAATTCTATCAGAAAATTTTACATCAAATATATTACCTGTTCTGAAATCCTCAACAAAAGCATCTGCATCAACATTAGCGTCAAAATTTACTAAAGCATCAGTAGAAACTTCAAAAGATTTTAATCCTTCAGCATTTTCTTGAAAGCCACTAGAATCTTTTGTGGTAACATCTCTTAAATCATTAGTCATACTTAAAGATGCACTTGTACTAAATGCAACAGGCTCATATATTACATCTTGACCATCTTGTGTAATATTTATGTCTATTGCATCTTCTTCTGGTGTAGATGTACCTGCTTCTATAAAAATATTCGGTGCATCGCCTGTAATAGGACTTGTAAAATCAAAATATTTATAAGCACCAATAGTCCCAACTGTTCCAGGTGAAGAACTATAACTATAATTACCTGTTGTTAAAAAAGTCTTTATTGCATTTAGAACATTAGTACCTGTGTTAGCAGTAAAAGTTATTGTTTCATTATAACGATAACTTTGTGAACTACCACCTGATGATTTATAAACAGCATTTATTTTAAAATTACCAACAGCATCAAATGGAGTTGTACTTTTAACTAATATTCTAGTTATTTCTGCTTGTGCAGGTGTCGTGTACTTATAAACTAATAAATCCGAAGCGTTTTTAATTGCCATAATTTTACGATTTAAAAGTTATTACTACGATTCTGTTAAAGCTCCTGTACCTGTTAAAGTAATTGAATAAGTTGCATTTTCTTCTACTCCACCTTCAAATGAAAGAGATGAAATAAACGCTTCCCCTAAATATGATTTATCTGAACCTGTACCTGTACCAAACTCAACATCTACCTTAGTTCCACCTGCCCACAGATCCCATAATTTTTGTGTAGCTTTTAAAGTTCCACTTGAGCCTGTATAAGGGTCGGTAGCTGTAATTGTATTAGCACTTAAGTCGATAAAACCATCACCACTTAGTTCATAAGATTTTAAACCAGCTAAATTTTCTTGAAAACCTCCAGAAGATTTCGTTGTGGAATCTCGAAGGTCTGTTGTCATACTTAAAGATGCAGAAGTTGAAAAAGCCAAAGTTTGTACATTTGTGCTTGAACTATCGTCAGCTACTCTAATAACAACATTAGTTGCATTTTCTATTGCCATTTTTTACTTTTTTTTTAGTTTTTATATATTAAACAGTTAAAAATTATTTCTTTGTAGAATACTTCAGGTGTATTGAAATACTCATCACTCAAAGAATCAAAATTAAATTTTGCAGTATAAGAAACACTATCTTCAGTATATGTAATTGAATACAAATCAAGTGATTCTATTACTGCTT